CCAGGTCGGGGGACTTCGAACAAAAAGGGGGTAAAAACTAAGCGATTTTGACGAAAGGAGGTAGTTTTTGGCTAAACCAATTACAGCAAAGTCGATTAAGTCAAAAGTGGTCAAGCAGATGAAAGACTTGGGCACTTATCGGAAAGAGTTCGAAATGATCATTGACATTTTCGCAGGTATGTTATACCAGTATCAGAAACTTGCTCAAGATTATGCTGACATGGGTTATCCAGTAACAGACACTTACGTCAATAAGGCTGGTGCTGAGAATGAGCGCAAAGTTCCAATCTTGACAGCGATGGAAATTTTGAGGAAAGACATCCTCAGCTACTCTAATCAGCTTATGATGAATCCTAAGTCGCTCGGTGAGGTAGTAGAACAAGAAGGTGATTCAGTTCTTACTGAGGTCCTGAAGTTCAAGAATGAAATCAAGAAGAAGCGAGTGACTGGCAATGGGTAATCTTGATAAAGCGAAAGAGTATGCTCGGCACGTCATTTCTCACAGAGAGGAACATTGCGAGGAGAATATTCTTGCTGCTGAAAGGTTCATTCGTGATCTTGAAAATCCTGAGTTTGAAATGGATGAGGAAATCGTTGATTTTGTTGTTCACTTCATCGAGAATACGATAGTCCATCAGCAGGGCGATGATATGTTTGCGGTGTCTATCCGTAACAAGCCATTACTCTTGCAACCCTGGCAACACTTTGTGGTTGTTAATCTATTTGGATTTTACTACAAAGGGTCAAACGAGCGCAGGTTCAAAGAAGCGCTTATCATGCTTGCTCGGAAGAATGGGAAGACCTCATTTACTGCTGCAATCGCACTTGCTTATCAAATATTAGACACGGATAGCGGTTCAAAATGCTACATCGTGGCCAACTCGGTCAAGCAAGCTATGGAAGCCTTTGGATTTTTAAAATTCAATGTAGAGCGATGGAATGACAAGAACATTCGTATCAAGGATAACAACCAGGAACACTCAATCACTGCTAATTTTGGTATTGAGGGTTCTTTCTTTATCCAGGCACTGGCCAACGATGAAAGTCGTTTGGACTCATTGAACGGTAACGTAATTATCCTAGACGAAGCTCACACGATGAGAAACAGCAAGAAGTACGGTCTTATGAAGAAAACAATGTCAGCATACCGAAACAGTATGCTTTTTGTTATCTCTACGGCTGGTGATATTCCTACTGGTTTCCTTGCTAACCGTCTTAAATACTGTCAAAAGGTCCTTAAACAATTGGTCAAGGATGATTCCTTGTTCATGTTTATCTGCAAAGCTGACCAGTCGACAGATGGAGATGTCGGTGATTACCTAGACGAGAATGTACTTAAGAAAGCCAACCCATCGTGGGGTGTGACGGTATCGCTCAAAGCTCTGAGAGAAGAAGCTGAGCAGGCTATGAATGATCCACAGACTAGGAATGAGTTCTTCAACAAGACTTTGAATGTCTTTACAAACTCAATGAACGCTTATTTCAATCCTGATGAATTTATTGCTTCAGACAGTTGTTACGATTGGACTTTGGAAGAATTGGCACGCTTGCCTATTCAGTGGTATGGTGGCGCCGACTTGTCAAGGCTGCACGACTTGACCGCTGCTGCTCTTTATGGGGTTTACCATGATGGTGAGAAAGATGTTGATATTTGCATCACACACGCTTTCTTTCCTCGTGTCAATGCTCAAAAGAAAGCCAATGACGATGGCATTCCACTTTTTGGCTGGCAGTCAGATGGCTGGCTGACGATGAGCAATACTCCGACCGTCCTCTATGATGATATTGTCAAATGGTTTATCAAGATGAGAGAGAAAGGGTTCAAGATTGCTGCGGTCGGAATGGATAGGAAGTTTGGTCGTGAGTTTCTGACGAAGATGAAACAAGCTAGGTTCAAGATGATTGACCAACCTCAACTTTTCTATCTGAAATCAGAGGGGTTCAGACGGATTGAGTTCAAAGTTAAGAATAAAGAGTTTTACTATCTTCATTCTGATGCTTACGAATACTGTGTGAGCAATGTTAGAGCGATTGAAAAGGTGGATGATGCTGTGCAATATGAGAAATTAGACGGTGACGGTGGTACTGCAAGAATTGACTTGTTTGATGCCAGCGTTTTTGCTTGTATTCAGGCTCTTGCTAATCTTGGTAAGAATCAGAATGTCATGAGCTTCTTTGATTAGGTGACTTATGAATGAAATAGTTTTATCAGAACATGAAATTAATGTGCTAATTAATAAAGGGCAAGTTAAAGTAATTTTAAACGGTGAAGAAGTAATCGTTCGTCAAAGCTATACGAAAGATTTGAGGGCTGAAACAGTTAACTGGGATAAACAAATAGTTGATGTCAGTCAGAATATAGTAAGAAACAAACACTTTGATTCACTTTTTCAAAATACTTTTCGCTAGAAAGGAGGTGAGTAAAGATGGGGCTTTTAGATAGGTTTTTGAAACGTGGTAAGAGTCGAAGTGGAACGAATGTTATCACTCATTCAGATTTTGGGCTTTATATTGACGGTGATAGCTATGTGCCTTTGGCTCGAAATCCTGATGTGATTGCTGCGGTCAATAAGATTGCTGACATGGTATCAAATATGACCATTCATTTGATGGAGAATACCGACAAAGGCGATATCCGAATAAAAGACGGACTGGCTCGAAAGATTGATGTAAACCCATGCGACAATATGACTCGCAAAACTTGGATTTTCAAGATTGTGCGTGACCTATTGCTATTCGGTGACGGAAACTCAGCTCTTCATGTTGAGTATGATCCTATGAATGATTATATTTTGAACCTGAGACCATTCTCTATGAGTGAAGTTTCTTTCAAAAGTGATGATGTTGGTTATATCGTGAATTATCGTGGTATCGACTACAACCCAAGCGAAATCGTGCACTTTGTAATCAACCCAGATCCAGATAATCCATTTATAGGGACTGGCTACAGGCTTGCTCTGAGGGATATTGTTAGGAATTTAAACCTTGCTACTCAAATCAAAAAAGGATTTATGAATGGAAAGAACGTTCCTAGCCTGATTGTTAAGGTTGATTCTTCGAATGGAGAGTTGGGCACGCAAGAGGGGCGAGACAAGGTCGCCAAGAAATACTTAACAACAAGTCAGGCAGGTGAGCCGTGGATTATTCCTGATGCTTTGTTGAGTGTCGAACAGGTCAAGCCATTAAGTTTAAAAGATATCGCTATCAATGAATCTGTTGAAATTGACAAAAAAACAGTTGCTGGACTTTTGGGAGTTCCAGCTTTTATTTTGGGAGTTGGAAAATTCGACAAGGTTGAATACAACAATTTTGTAAATACTACAGTCATGAGTATTGCTACAACAATCACACAGACTCTTACAAGAGATTTACTTATTTCAAGTAATCGTTACTTCAAGTTCAACCCACGATCGCTTTACTCTTATGACATTACAGAGCTATCTACTGTCGCAAGGCAGATGACTAGTAATGCCGCTATGCGTAGGAATGAGTGGCGTGATTGGGTTGGAATGACTCCTGATCCTGAAATGGATGAAATCATTGTTCTTGAAAACTATTTGCCACAAGGCGAGCTAGGCAATCAGAGCAAATTAAATAAGGAAGGAGGAAATACTGATGCAGAAACGTAAGGCTTATATGCCCACTCAATTTCAAACACGAGAAGAAAGTGAAACTGGTGATTTGATTTTGAGTGGGTACTTTATCAAGTTCGATGAAGTTACTGAATTATGGTCGGGTTACTTTGAGGTAATCAAACGTGAGGGTGTTGAAAAAGCTATCAAAGGAGCTGACATCCGGGCATTGTTTAACCATGATGATAGTTTAGTGCTTGGTCGTACTGGTAACGGGACGGTCATTTTAGGAGTTGATGAAATCGGACTTTACGGTGATATCATCATCAATAAGGATGACCCGCAAGCTGTTGGGGCCTATGCTCGTGTTCAGCGTGGCGATGTGATTGGATGTAGCTTTGGTTTCATCCCAATCAAAATCAATACGGAAGAGCAGGCAGATGGTTCGTACCTGGACACTATCTTAGAATTAGAAATCTTTGAAGTGAGTCCATGTACTTTCCCAGCCTATCCGCAAACGGAAATTGCTGCACGACAGAAAGACTTTGAAAGTCAACAGCGTGCCAATCGTGAAGCGCTGGACAAGCGCAAGAAAGAAATTAAGGAGAAATTTAACCTATGCACAAATCATTGATTTTAGGCGCTCGCATGCACAACAAAGCAGAAAAAGTGGTAGAACTTGAAGAATCAATCAAAGAATTGAACAAGCGTTCTGAACTTGAAGCGAAGAAATTGGATCAAGCTGGAAATGATGAAGAAGTTTCAGCAGTTGAAAAGAACCTGGAAGATATCCAAAAAGAATTGGATGAAAAATTGGCAGAAAAAGAACAACTTGAAAAGGAAATCGAAGATTTGCAAAATCAAGTTGAAGAATTGAATCGCAAAGCCCCGACTTACCCAAGTCAAGAAAAACGTGGAGGACAGAAATTGGAAAAACGTGACGCAATTGCTAAATACATTCGTACTGGTCAAACTCGTGACATCGTAGGTTTGAAAACTACTGATTCAGGAAGTGGCGCCCTAATCCCTAAAGAAGTGTTGAAACCACACTTTGTTAATAAAACACGTAATCCACTTTTGGATCTTTTGGAACGTGTGAAAGTTAACAGTGGTTCTGGTAAATATCCAGTTATCAAGAAAACAGATGGTGTAATGGTTTCAACAGAGGAATTGAAATCAAATCCAGAACTTGGAAAACCAGCAATCAGCGAGATTGATTATTCAATCAAGACTTACCGTGGATATGTCCCTGTGTCACAAGAAATGATTGACGACGCAGACTATGACATCATGTCCATTGTTGAAGACGAAGTATTCAACCAAGGTGAAAACACTGAATTGTCATTAGTTACAGCTGTCCTCAAAACAGCTACCCAAGCAGATGCGTCTGGATTTGATGGTATTAAAGATATCTACAACAAGAAGCTTAAATCAATTTATAAAGCAAGCATCGTTGTAACTAAGTCAATGTTTGCTACACTTGACAAGGTGAAGGATAAAGATGGGCGCTACATGCTTCAAACTGATGTAGCTTCACCTACCGGCTATTCATTTGGTGGGAAAACAATCTACAAAGTAGATGACGCAGTGTTTGGCAACGAAGGAGACATGAAATTCTTCATCGGAGATGTTACTGAGTTCGTCAAAGAGTTTGACCGTCAACAAGTATACGTTAAATGGGTGAACAATGACATTTACGGACAATTGCTTGGGCTTTTTGTTCGTTGGGATATTAAGAAAGTAGATGAAGAAGCTGGATTCTTCGGAACTTACACAGATGTTGTAGCTTAAGGAGGTGGCATATGAGCTATAAAGTAATCCGTCCTTTCAAGGACTTGGCTGATCCTGAAAAACATGACTATGCTGTTGGTGATATCTTTCCTCGTGAAGGATATGAGCCCACAGATAGCTTTACCAATGGCCTTTTGACTGGTGCCAACACTGCTGGCTCTATCTTCCTTGAGGTTTTGGGAGATGATGAGCCTAAGAAACCAGCTCCTGAAACAAAAGAAGTTAAGGAAGAGCCCGCAGTTGAGCAGGAAGAAACAGTTAAGGAAACTGCTGAAGAGCCTGCTAAGGAAGTTGAGGAGTAAGCATGGATGAAGGTCAGCTTTTAGAATTGCTGAAGCTTAAGCTGGGTATTTCAACTAGCTTGAGAGACAAGCCGTTAGAAAAAATCATTTCAAGTGTCATCACTGAATTGACCGATAACCTCGGTATCGAGCTTGTCGGTGAGCGTGCTGACCATGAAATGTTTATTGTTGACTATGCTGCTTATCGCTATGAGGGTGGGGTGGATATGCCACGCCATCTTCAGTGGCGACTGCATAATTTACAGATAGCATCAAAGAAAGAGGTCAAGAATGTGGAATCATGAAATCACGCTGATCTCTAAAAAAGTCACAGGTAAGGATAAACTACTACAACCAATCTCTGAAGATGTTGAAGTTACTCTCTTGTGTCAAAAAAAGAGGGTTACTCGCTCTGAATTTTATCAGGCGAACCAAGCGGGGCTAAAACCGAGCTTGGTCGTTGAGATTCGAAATTTTGAGTATGAGAATCAGGAGTTTGCGAAGTTTGAAGGCAAGCAATATCGCATCTTAAAAACCTATCCTATCGATTCTGAAATTTTAGAGTTAACTTTATCAGAGGTATTGAAATGAGCAATGATCTTGCTGATTTGATAGCGAAAGAGCTTGCTGCTTACTCTGATGAGGTTACTGAAGAAGTGGATAAGATTGCAGAGCAGGTGGCTGATGAGACTGTGGATGAGTTGAAAGAGACAAGTCCGAAACGATACGGAAAGTATCGTAGAAGTTGGAAAAAGAAGAAGTTGGCCAATGGCTCTTTTGTTGTGTTCAACGCAGTTGCAAGTCTTACTCATATACTTGAAAATGGGCACCTTTCAAGAAATGGTGGTCGTGTCGCTGGTATCGTCCACATCAAGCCAGCTGAAGAAAAAGCAATTCAGAACTTTGAGAAGCGTATCAAGGAGATTGGGAAATGAAGCTATCAGACTTTGCTGCTATTTTGGAACAGGTAAACCTGCCTGTCACCTATCGAGCGTTTAAAACTGGGAACGCTCCTGACCTACCTTACCTGATCTATTATGAATCAAGTCCAGTCATCAATGCAGCTGACAACACGGTTAATCATCAGATTAAGAGCGTGACAGTAGAGCTAGCTTTTGAGCGGAAGGATGAAGATTTGGAAGAGCGTCTGGAAGAGCTGTGGACAACCCACGAGCTCTTTTTCGATGTTCAAGAAGAAACATTTATCGAGACTGAAAGACTCTATGTCAAGTCTTATACGGTCTATCTATACTAAGGAGGAATGACATGACTCAAGAAAATAAAGTAACCTTTGGCCTAGAAAATGTACATATCGCACCCATCAAAACACTTGCGGCAGATGGAGTTATCACTTACGGCGATGTTTTTCGTTTTCCTGGAGCGATTGAGCTGACACTTGATACCAAAGGGGAAACAACCCCTATCAAAGCAGACAACAAGGATTACCATTTCATGAATTCAAACGAAGGCTATGAAGGTAAACTTAAAATTCCACACATCATTGATGAATTTGCAACAAAAATTCTTGGTGAAATCAAGGACCCTCAAACTGGTGTTATGACTGAAAAAGCAGATGCGAGCTTGACAGAGTTCGCAATGATGTTCCAGTTTGAAGGCGACAAAAACAAGACTCGCTATGTGATGTACTACTGTTTTGCCAGTCGCCCATCTCTTGGTTCAAAAACTAAGAACGGGACATCAACCAATGAACGTGAACTTAGTTTCAAAGCTAGCCCGCGTCCATTGGATACAGTTGTTAAACGTTCAATCACATCAGCTGATAGCAAGGATGCGTATGACAACTGGTTCAAGAAAGTGTATGAACCTACTGCGGTGGTAGCTTAAGGAGAAAATCTATGCGTAAAATCGTTTTGGTTGGTGATCAGGAGTATGAGTTAGGAACTAATGGTTATACTCCTATCGCCTACAAGCAACAATTTGGGAAAGATTATTTTCAAGATTTGTTCTCGATGTTGAAAAATCAATCATTCATGAATGAATTGAACAAGCTGGAAGCTGAAAAAGAATTGACAGCGACTAACATGGACATTTCAATGCTAGAAGAGTTTGATATGACCTTTTTCAACCGCCTTTTTTGGACCTTTGCTAAATCTGCAAATCCTCACATCAAGCCTTATGAACAATTCTTCATGGAAATGGAAGTCTTTCCTATTCAGGAAGTTGGGCCCGTTCTGATGGAAATGCTGAATGCGAGCATGACGACAAAAAAGCACCAGATGAATCAGAATCAGCTAGCGAGGAAATCTTCACAGTAGAGTCTTATCTGTCCTGTTGTAAAGAAACTGGTCTGTCTATCGATGATCTAAAGCACATCTCAATCGGAATGGCTCTGGATTATCAGACGGATTATGTGAATTTACGGAGTGAGGATAAGGGTGGCGAACGGAAAGCCACGCAAGCTGATTTTGACAGCTTTTAAAGAAAAATGAGTGCTGAGAGAGCGATTCTGAGACCAAGTTCGTTGGTCTGACTGCATTATCAGTGGTAGAAATTCTCTCAGCGCTTTTCTATTTTTTATGAAAGGAGGAAATATGGCAGGAAATATCAAAGGTATCAAAATTGAAATCGATGGCGACACGCAACCTTTACAGAAGGCGCTGAAAAATGTCAATAAGGCTGCTACTGATGCAAGTCAGGAGTTGAAACAGATTGACAAGGCCTTGAAGTTTGATACAGGAAACGTAACGCTCCTGACTCAGAAGCAAGAAGTCTTGCAAAAGCAAGTTTCGACGACCAAAGAGAAACTAGAAACCTTGAGACAAGCCCAATCTAAAGTAGATGAGGAATTTAAAAAGGGGAATATTGGTTCTGAACAGTATCGCGCTTTCCAGCGTGAAGTAGAAGTGACTCAAAATGTCCTAAAAGGATATGAGGGAAAGCTTGCTAGTGTCACTCAAGCTCTTGAAGGAAATGGTGATGCAGCCAAGAACAATCAAGCTCAACTAAAAGAATTGCAGAATGAACAAAAATTGCTTGCTAGTGAATCTGAAAAAGTAGTTAGTTCGTTTAAACTGCAAGAAAGCCAGATGGGTGCCAATGCTAGCGAAGCAGACAAGTTAGCATTAGCCGAAAAAAAGATTGGCGAACAGTCTGAAATCGTCACTCGTCAAATCGAAAACCTTGAGAAGCAGTTAAGCCTAACTAAAGAACAGTATGGTGAAAACTCAGCCGAAGCTAACAAGATGGAAGCAGAGCTAAATCAAGCTAAGACCGCTTACGCTAATCTTAATCAGGAATTAGGAAAACTTGGTAGTACAGCTAAGAGCAACCAAACGCAACTGAAAGAATTGCAGAATGAGCAGAGTCAACTTGCTTCAGAGATGAGTAAGGTGACAAGTTCATTCAAACTGCAAGAAAGCGCTTTGGGTTCAAATGCTAGTGAAGCCGAGAGAAATGCTCTTGCTCAGAAAAAGATTGGTGCTCAGTCTGAGATTGTAAGTAAACAAATTTCTAATCTAGAACAGCAATTGGAAATTACCAAAAAAGAATTTGGTGAGAACTCCACACAAGCCAACAAGATGGAAGCTGAGCTAAATCAGGCCAAGACCGCTTTTAATCATCTCAATGATGAGATGAAGGGAATCAAGTCTACTGCTGATGGCACTCAAGAAAGTTTAAGTGAAATCTCAAGAAATTTAAGAGCAGAACTACTTCAACAGTTTAGTGAGAAGTTGAGTGCTGTTTCAGATAAGCTTGTGGAAGTAGGGAAAGAAGCGTTAGAAGCTGCTGCTCAAATGCAAGCTAGTAATGCTCAATTTACTACTGTTTTCGGAGATATGGAAACCCAAGCAAGAGAAGCATTGAATGCTATTGGTAAGGAAATGGATATTGTTCCAGAGCGTTTACAAGGGTCATTTACTCAAATGGCTTCATTTGCCAAAACTTCAGGGTTGAATACTTCCGAAGCTTTGGATCTAACTTCTCGTGCAACTAGGGCAGCAGCAGACGGTGCAGCCTTCTATGACAAATCTATTGAGAGCGTGACAGAGAGCTTACAATCTTTTTTGAAGGGAAACTTTGCTAACGATGCCGCTCTTGGAATCTCTGCGACAGAGACAACTAGGAATGCCGCTGCAAATAAACTGTATGGCAAATCATTCAAGGACTTGAGCGAAGCGCAGAAGCAACTGACCTTGCTTCAGATGGTCGAAGACGGAAATAAACTCTCAGGAGCTCTTGGACAGGCTGCAAGAGAATCAGACGGCTTAGAAAATGTGATGGGGAATCTGAAACAAGCCGGAACCAATGCATTGTCTGCTATAGGTCAGCCACTTTTAGAAATGATGATTCCAGTGTTTCAAACATTGGCAAGCATTGTGAAGGGTGTGGCTGAGCTGTTCAGTTCGTTACCTGCTCCAGTAAAAGATTTTGTTGTTATTTTAGGAACAGTTGTGACTGCTGTAGGGGTCATAGCCCCCATATTCTTATCATTGCAAGCCCTTGCTGAGTTTTTAAAAATATCTATTGGAGAAATGATAATTGCCGCATTGCCAATTATTGGAACAGCTATTGCAATTGCTGCTGCAGTTGCTGCAATTATTGTTATTGTAAAATACCTCTGGGAAACTAACGAAGGTTTTCGAGATACGGTCACGACCGTTTGGAATGCGATTCTTGAAGTCATCAACACAGTCGTATCAGAGATTTCTAATTTTGTCATGAGTATCTTTGGAACGGTTGTTGCTTGGTGGACAGAGAACCAGGAACTTATCAGAACAAGTGCTGAGACTGTCTGGAATGCAATTTATACGGTCATCAGTACAATACTGGATATACTTGGCCCCTTGCTTCAGGCTGGTTGGGATAACATTCAACTGATCATTACAACAGCTTGGGAAATCATCAAAACCGTTGTTGAGACCGCAATAAACGTTGTCCTTGGTATCATTCAAGCAGTTATGCAGATCATCAATGGTGATTGGTCAGGCGCTTGGGAAACTATCAAGGGAGTGTTTTCTACTGTATGGCAAGCTATTCAAAGCATTGTTCAGACTATTTTCTCAGCTATTCAGAGCTACATTTCAAATATTCTCAACGGCATTTCAGGAACTGTCTCAAATATTTGGAACGGTATCAAGGATACTGTCTCAAATGTGTTAAATGGTATATCTGGTACAGTATCAAGTGTTTGGGAAGGTATCAAGAGTACTATTTCAGGAGCTATCAATGGTGCAAAAGATGCTGTATCTTCAGCTATTGAAGCTATCAAGGGATTGTTTAACTTCAGTATCAGTTGGCCACACATCCCACTACCGCACTTTCATGTGAGCGGGTCGGCCAATCCATTAGATTGGTTGAGTCAAGGTGTTCCAAGTATTGGAATTGAATGGTATGCCAAAGGCGGTATCATGACAAAACCAACCATCTTTGGAATGAATGGAAATAACATGATGGTTGGCGGTGAAGCTGGTAAGGAAGCAGTGTTACCACTTAATGACAAAACACTTGGTGCTATCGGTCGAGGTATTGCTCAGACAATGGGTGGAACTTCACCGACAATCAATATCACTATCACTGGCAATACCGTCAGAGAAGAAGCTGACATTATACGGATTGCTGATGAGGTAGCGCAGAGGATTGCTGATGAATTGCAACGTAAAACACAATTGAGAGGAGGGTTTGCATGATAAAGCATAATGAGCTTGTGATTGACGGTGTGAGAACATCGTCTTTTCCTTTTAAAGTCATTGTCCATGATTCTCCCTCAATCGCTCTGGGAGAGAGCAAGACAGCCCTTTTGGAGCATGGTGGCATCAGTGGAGCAATCGTTCAGACAAACAAGCATAGGGAACTGGTCAAGAAAACTTATACGATTTATTTGGTTAAACCTACTGAAGAACAGATGAACCAATTTATGAGTCTGTTTATCCGTGAAAAATTCTGGCTAGAGAGTGAGCGAGTCAAAACAACTCGTCTTTGGTGCTACAAGGTCAATGTGAGCGACCTTGAAGAAGTGCAACCTGGTCTTTATATGACTAAAGCAACCTTCACTTGTCACCCTACCAAATACTTTAAAGACACCGATACACAGAGATTGACAAGAAGTGGGACTTTGACTGTTCAAGGTTCTGCTCTTGCCTTTCCTAAAATCACAATCGTTGGCCAGAGCGCTGTTGAGACTTCGTTTACAATCGCTGGTCAGGTCATCCGTCTTGAACAACTCACTGAGTCGCTTGTGATGGTCAATAATCCTGACAATCCAAGTTTTAAAACAACAACAGGGAAGCCAGTCAAATGGTCAGGGGATTTTATCACAGTTGAACCAGCGAAACTTAAGAATGTTGGGGTTGTTTTGGGTCCAGGTATTCAATCGCTTGAAATCGAAACGATTTGGGGGTGGGCATAATTGCTTTATCTACTTAATAAAGATGTAAGAACTGTTCGATGGAACGGGGAGCCACTTCATGAAGCAACTTCGGCGATTGTTAAAGAAACCATGAATGGCGATTTCACCTTAACTGTGAAATATCCTATTTCTGACTCTGGTATTTATCAACTTATTCAAGAAGATATGTTGATAAAAGCGCCGACTCCTGTTCTTGGTGCGCAGCTATTTCGCATCAAGAAACCTATTGAGCACAATGACCATCTGGAAATCACAGCCTATCACATTTCAGACGATGTGATGCAACGGTCTATCACGCCAGTGAGTGTGACTAGTCAGAGCTGTGGCATGGCTCTTTCTCGCATGGTCCAAAATACCAAAACGTCTCTTGGGGACTTCTCATTCAACAGTGATATCCAGGATCGTAGGACCTTCAATACGACTGAAACAGAAACTCTATACTCTGTATTGCTGGACGGTAAGCACAGCATTGTTGGTACATGGGAAGGCGAGCTGGTTCGTGATAACTTTGCAATGACTATCAAGAAGAGTCGTGGTGAGAATCGTGGTGTTGTTATTACAACGCACAAAAATCTGAAGGATTACCAACGTACAAAAAACAGTCAGAATGTTGTCACAAGAATCCATGCTAAATCGACTTTTAAACCTGAAGGCGCTGAAAAGGAAACGACTCTCAGAGTAACCGTTGATAGTCCTCTTATCAACTCATACCCTTATATCAATGAAAAAGAGTATGAGAACAACAATGCTAAAACTGTTGAAGAGTTGCAGAAATGGGCACAGGCTAAGTTTTCAAATGAGGGCATTGACAAGGTCTCTGATGCTGTCAAGATTGAAGCCTATGAACTTGATGGGCAAGTGGTCCATATGGGTGATACGGTCAATCTCAAGAGTTGGAAGCACAATGTCGATGCATTCAAGAAAGCTATTGCTTATGAGTTCGACGCTTTGAAGGAAGAATATATCTCTTTGACTTTTGATGATAAGGCAGGAACTGGTGGTTCTAGAGCTTCTGGTGGCTTATCTAGCGCAGCTGATGCAATCCTTGGTGTGACAGGAACCGCACAAGAAATTGCCCTTGAAAAGGCTCTTCAAAATGCTGACTTAGACTTTGATCATCAAGCTGGATTGTTTAGACAGGAAATTTTGGACGGTATCGAACTTGCTAGGGCTAAAGCTGAAGAAGTTAAAAGAGAACTCTCTGATACTATTAATCAGCGATTCGACAACTTTGACAACGCTTCGATACAAGAAGCCAAGCGCAGGGCTGAAGAAGCCTTGCGAAATGCTGGCGCAAGTAGCTTACTCGCTCAAGAAGCCAAGCGGATTGGTGAGCAAGCAAGAGCAGACATTACTAATCTGCAGAACTCTTCTCAAAATGCGCTTAATCAGATTGAGTCGTTCAAGACTCAGTACGGCACTAAGCTAAATGAAGTTAAGAGCACTGCAGATAGTCTGTTTACTAAAATGGGAGCTGTTGAAACTTACATCAGCAAAGACGGTCAGCGACAAGAGAGCTTGCAACGTTATGCTCGAGACGAGAGCGCTCGTCAAGTCAGCGCAGTACGTGAGCAGATATCCAGAGATTACGTTGGGAAATCAGCTTATCAAGAGGATGTGAGAGGTCTAGAACGTCGATTTAGTGCGATGAGCACGCAGACGAACAATGACATCGCTACAAAAATCTCTCAGTACAAGCAGACGGTCGATGGCCGATTTGCAAACCTTACCTCTCAGATAGCTGGAAAGGCTAACCAAGTCGATTTCCAACGAGTCAGAGAAACCAGTCAACTCTATGAGCGTATTATTGGCAGTAATGAGAACGACATCTCTAACAAGGTCGCTCGCATGGCTATGACCAATCAGCTGTTCCAGGTTGAGGTGTCTAAGAATGAAGGTCTGAAAACCGTTCAAAGACAGTTGGCCGGCTCATGGTCCGTTCAAAACATTAACTCAGCTGGGGATATCATCTCTGGAATTAATCTGGGTGCTAATGGGTATAACCGATTTGACGGTAAACTGACTCACATCACTGGCGAAAACTTGATTGATAAGGCAGTTATCAAGTCAGCAATGGTTGACAAGCTGAAGACAGGCAATTTTGAAGCTGGTTCGGTCACGTCTACAATTATAGGTGCTGAAGCCGTTACTGCTGATAAAGTGAGAATGGACCAAGCCTTTGCTAACAAGCTAGTGGCAAGTAACATCTTCACAGATATGCTTGCTGCGAAAGAGGCATTTATCAACAAGCTTCGGTCTGTCGTAGTCACTGCGACCTTTCTAGAAGGTTTTCAAGGTGAAATTGGAGGTTTCAGATTCGGTAAATACGCGAACAGAAATGGATATTTCATAACAGGAATTAACTCTGTTAGTATTGGGATGGGGAACGGAACGAACGCTGGTGCGAACAGAAACGCATTTTGGGCAAATTGGGGTGAAAGCTTAGACACCCCTGGCCCCAAAGCTTGGTATGTCAATACAGACGGGAAGATGTATTGTAGAAATGATGTAGATTTCTATTCGAAAGTGGATTTCGCAAGTACATCAAAGGTTAATTTCTACTCTAGAATCAATGCTCCAAGAGGAATATGGATTGGCTATGATGATGTGGAAGGTGAAGGGGATAATCCTGATGGTGGATACAATAGAGTTGTCTGGTGGAGTCAAATCGTCACTGGGAAATGGAGACAACACGCTGGAATCACAACCGGTTCGGATAGAAAATTGAAAGATAATATTGAACCGACATCAGTCAAGGCATTGGATAAAATAAATGCTTTAAATTTAGTCGCATTTGACTACATTAAGGATAAGACTCATGAAGAAATCGGTCTGATCGCGCAAGAAGTGTTAAATATTATCCCTGGTTCTGTCGAGAAATACGAGGGCGAGGATAATCACTTAACAATCAATTACTCAAAATTTGTGCCTTACTTAATTAAAGCAGTACAAGAACTAAATCAAAAATTGGAGGAAATAGCATGAACGAAACACTGGATCAATTAGTGATGAACTCACTAGCAACTAAATTGGCTAAAAGTGAGTTGGAATCGGCTCAAAATGAGGCATTTTACCAACTTGCAACAAGCGAATTAAAAGCAATGAACGAGGTGCTGAAATACGAACCGGCTCTCAGAGAACTTTTCGAAGAAACAAAAGCTAAAATGCAAAAAGGAGAATAGAACATGACACAAACATACGAACTAGCAAATAACCCTTATTTCCGTCAACCAGAGAATGTAACGATTGTTACAATCAAGAAAGAATATGGCCAACGATATAGCTATGAGCAAGCAGGGTTAAGCGGCGACCGTACACACGAAAGCCAGGAAGTGCTTATCCAGGCAGTTCTTGATGTGGTTAAGGCAGAACTAGATCCAGCAAGTGCAATCGTTCAAACGCAAGCGAAACTGGAAGAAGCAACACATAAAATTGCTGAAACTGAAGCGAAACAAACTGCGACAGATGAAGCAGTTAAGCACAATCAAGCCGAAACAGATCGTTATGGTAAAATCATCCATGCGGTTGTTTTAAATGCCGTAGCAGGCAAGACAATCGCTTATGGAACTATCTACAAGGAATTGGTAGAGTTGATTCCACTTGCTGAAGTTGGTAAGCATTATATGGCACATGACTTGATTACTATCGAAGACCCAGCGCACGTTGAAGTGAATGGTGAAGGTAAGCGTGTCTTGGTTCAGCTTAACCGTGAATTTACTTATAATGGCGAATCTGTCAGCGACTTTGCTCGAAATGGTCGTCTTGAAATGGACGGAACAGGCGCAGCATGGAAGTACGAACCTAAAGAATAGAGGTGCCTATGGACATCTTACAATCAGCAGAACATTTCTTCATGAATGTGCTACCAGTAGCGACACCAATCGTCGTAGCTTGGCTTGGATATAAAATGCCGAAGAAGACCAAGGAACAGACAGACCAAATCATTTCAGAATTGAATGATGTCAAGAAACAAATCAAAGATGTCCAGGTTACTGCCGATGAGAACAACACCAAAATTGACGAAGTACAAGAGAAACTGAAGTTACACGACGAGGCGCACCTGGTAACTATGAGGATGCGTCTTGATCGTGATATTCGCAGAGCTATCCGACGTGGGTTTACCACAAAGGACGAGTTCTACGTGGTCGAAAACATGCACAAAAGCTATAAAGCTCTTGGAGGCAATGGCTACATTGACCACTTGTACAACAATTTTGAAGCATTGCAGATTAGGGACGACATTTTAGTTGAAGACGAGAAAGGAGCAAAGAATGGCTTATGTTCTTAATTCAACCAATCTCGAACAAGTGGACGGTGGATTTTTAGTTAAGCAGGGCGATGTGGCTTCCACATTTGCCTTTTCTTTGCTTGATGAAAATCATAAGCCGATTCCACAACTTGAAGGACAAGAGGCAACTATCACGTTGACGAGAGGTCAGGAGCAATTGCACAAAACTGCAGTCGTGACAAATGGCGCAGTCGCCTTCAATTTGGGAATGATTTTACCTGCTGGCTTATATCGAATCGAGGTAGCAGCGGGAGGATATACATTCCCAAGCGATGACTCGACTCAAATCCGAATCACAAAATCGGATAAGAACCTGGTCACAGAGGAAGTTCATGCTCTTAAGGAGCTGGATATCGCAGAAGAAGTTAAGAAACAGCTTGCAGGAAAGACTGTAGGCAGTGATGGCACAGTGAGTCAGGAATTTCCTGACTTGCTAACGTACTACAACATTGGAAAGGTATAGAAAATTATGGATACAAGCAAACTAATTGCATTCGCTTCGGCATTGGGAGCGGATAACAAGACAATGATGCAGTTGATCAATACAAAGATTGACAATGCTACTTTAATGCAGGCTATCGAGCAGGCTAAAACTGCAGTCAAGAATGATATTTTGGGCGAGGGTGTCCCTGAAAACCTCAATACACTCAAAGAAATCGCTGAGAAGATTGCTGCAATGAGT